CACAAGGAACTCCAGAATCTTTCATAAATTGATACATAGGATCTTTCTTATCAATACGGACTCTTCGATAATAAAACTGAGCATATCTTGGATGAAGACCGCTAGATGAATCAGCCAAGCAACTAGTGGTTCCTTCTGGCTTAATACAAGTAATTGATTTACTTGGGTTAATACCAAGTTTTTCAGACCATTCTAGATTAATCTTAACAGAATGTTCTCTTAAAGACTCAAGAGCATGGGCTAGTTTACCCATTCCCTTAGAACCACTCATTAAGGCATTATCAAAAATTCCTGTCATTGATACACCAAGTAATCTTTCTTCCTTACAGTTGTTTTCCCATTCCTTAGATAGGTATGGAAAGTTTGTAAACATACTTTGGATTGTACCAATAATTGTAGCCATCTCAATCTTCTTTTTGATTGTTGTAATTGTATCCTCTTGTTTTAAAACAATCGTACTGAGATTGCAGAATTGATTCGGTCTGAGTATTATTTCTGAACATGGGTTTGTACCATACTCTATGTCGTTTCTTCTTCCAGACTTTTCCGCTATTGTTCTCATTGCGTGACGATTGCATATTCCTCTTTCTCCTGAGTGTGAGTTATACAATTCAGTCCATTCTTCTAAGAATTGGCCCAAAGATGGGCGATTATAGTAAATTGCTGAGTTATTGGCTAGTGCTCTATGTCCACTAGATGCCCACCAAGATCCACTCTTACATTTTGCCATTTCACGGTCTGAAAGATCAGATAATGAAATCATAGCAGACCTACGAACACCACCAACAATAACTGATTGAGCAATCTTACAGCAAATATCGTGGCATTCTAGTGGTGTTAATTGTCTTCCTTGAGCAGCATAGAATGTTTGTGTAACAAATCTAAATACTTCTTCTAAAGGACCGGGACCACTTGCACGACCACCAAATGTCTTTAGTTTAGCACCAGCAGGTCTAACCTTGCTAGTATCCCATTTTGGGTGAATTCCTTCATATAAGTAGGATAAAAGTTGGGTTAGGGAATTACACCAACCTTCTCTTGAATCTTCTACTTCAATAACCTTATTAAAATTCTTTTCAATTTTTGATGGAATAACAGATAAATCTTCTGTGCATCTTTTTTCTACTGAATATCCTACACCAGTACCACACATAAGAATATACATAAGGTTACTGAAAGATGTAATTGAATTAATTTCAAGATATGAACAATTATATAAAGCAGTATGATCTCTATCTAACGCTGGTCCAGCTGTCATAAGACCACGCATGCTTGGGAGAACCTGTAAATTAAGAATAGCGTCTTTAATGTCTGGTCTTTCTAGTAGTTGTGGGACTTTACCACTAAAATAATCCCACCATCTATCTACTGTTTCTGACCAAGTTTCTCTACGACCTTCCGATTCAATCCAACGACTATAACGACTTAGTGCAATAAAGTTTTGAAATGTATTCATTATTTAGCTCCTGTAGACCCAAATCCACCTTCGTTTCTTTCTGTCTTACCCAATTCTTTAGTTTGAACTAAAGTTGGTGCATAAAAATCAACAATCAATAATTGAGCAATTCTATCTCCTTTATTGATGGTTGCTCGTTTAGAGAACGAGGTATTTCGTAGTGGTACTTTAATTTCTCCTCTATAGTCTGAATCAATTAAACCAACACCATTAGCCATTTCTAGTGTTGTACTTGTAGCCAGACTAGATCGTAGTAAAAGTAGTCCACACTTTCCTTTTGGAATTTCAATATGAACTCCAGTTGGAATAATATGTGTTTCTCCAGCTCTAAATAGTACAAAATTACTTGGAATATTTGCAACCAAATCATAGGCGGCAGCACCTTCAGTTTTACGCTCTGGAATATATGGTGATTTAATAAATACAACATCCTTTGGAGTGTGCTTATAGGACTCTACAACATAAGTTTCCTGTTGTTCCCTTATTCTCCTATAAGCGTGTCTATATTTAATTTTATGATAAATAATAATCAATTTTTCCCAAATATTCTTAATAAAGTTCTTCATGTGCTACCCTTTCTGAAAATATCTATTAGCTCCAACAATTAGGAGTCCATAAATTTACTTGTTTATCAATGTTATTATCTGTTATTTTCTTAACAGAAACATCCCCATATCTTAAAATTCTTACACATCTAGCCATAGCCAAGCAATAATCATAAGTATATGCTTTTTTATCTCTATCTTTGGCCTGCTCATAGGCCGCTAAAACAGCTGGAGTCCAATTAGATATAGAAACACTATCTATTAATTTATTAGCCTTGGCTGGACCCATCTTCCAAATACCCGGAATATTATCTGTAGTATCCCCTGTTAGCCATTGCAGGTGGAAGTTTCTATCTGCCTCTTCCTCAGAGATTAGGACTGGCTCCAGCTCCTTATCTGGGTTCCAATGCCATCCCGGAACACTACGAAGATCCTTGTCGATTGTGACGGCTATACAGCCCCTAGAAGGGCTAGAGGCGGCTATACCCATAAAGTCATCGGCTTCTATTTGGTTACCGACAACAAACGCTTTACAATGATCTTTAATACATTGCTCCACATCAACCCTAGATTCTGGGCTTTGTTTATTATTATCTCTATGAGCTTTATAGGATTCCCATACTTTTCTTCTAAAGTTATCTTTTCGTGGACAAGAAAAAGCAACCAAAACTTCATCAACATTTGGTGGTGTCCAAGCGTCCAAAGCATCTTGAACCCAAAGATCAATATCCTCAATACCCTCAGAATCAGCCCTAAAAGCAATTCTATATGTTAAAATATCACCATCAAGAATTGCTTTCATTATTATTATCCTCTTCTTCTAAAGCTTTTTCTAAAATATCCATTAACTCATCTATTACTTTTTCTGGATCTGGATCTCTATTTTCACGCCTTGCTCGGCATAACTCGCAATTACAAGTATCGTTTCCACCAAGATCTATTGATAACTCAAGCCATTTTGATATATTAGCAAGACAATGATTTTTTAAAGCGTTTGGTGTACTATCGTTTGTAATTATATATTTAAACATATCTTGATAGTCTTTATCACCAGCCTCTATACGATTGGCTAAATCTTCACTAGGATGAAGTCTCCATTCCGCATCATCTTCTGCAATAATTCTTTTACCTTGCTTTATAAAGATAGATACAGCATCAAAGTCTCTTGCTGCTGCTACTTCGTTTGTATAGCGACAATCATCAACAATAATTACTCTTTCTTTCCAGAATTCAGAATTGGTTAATAGATCGTTTGCTTCTTCTTTTTCAATTTCACGAACTCTTGCTTTCCATTCATTAACCCAATGATCTGGATTTTTTACTCTCATTGATTCGCCTAATGTTTGGCAAAAATCACGGTATTCCTTTGGATTATTTTCTTTAGTTAATCCTCTGTTTTTTGCGGCCTGCTTAATACCATAAGCAAATGGAACAATCTTGGGAGTAAGATTATTTTCTAGGGCAAACTCAGCAATAATATTTGCAACTGTTGTCTTACCAACTCTACCTTTACCACCGATAATAACTGTAATCATTTCTTACCTCCTCAAGAAAAAGACGGGGTACATGTCCCATTTTAAAATTATAATTAAGATTGTTATTAAGCCAATTTTGTGCAAGCGTTCCACAATGATGGGCTTTTATTCCAAACCAGCGACCAAATAAATACCACAATAATACTTTATACCAAGTCCATACTTTATGAGAATCAGCAATTCGTTTAATTTCTTCTAAACAAGTTTCTTTGCTACCCATATATTTTTTATATAATAGGATAGCTCCTTTTTTTTCAAGTATATATTCTGTTATTAATCTACATCGCTCGCCGTCCACCACCATCGGAGAGAGACTAGAAAAAGGAAGATCAAAAATAATTCCAACATGATTGACTCTAGAGAGGGTGAGTGTTTTGATAAGTGTGGATCTCCACCATCCAAGTCCTTTTGAATAATCATAGAATGCAATGTATATCTCCGCTTTCATTAGTGTGTTTCACTCCAATTGGAACCAATAGAATAATTTGCATCAATTCGTATCTTAAGGTCCAACTTTTCGCCAGCCTCGGTAGCAGCGGCAGTTATGACTTTACCAACCTCATCTGCAATATCTTTATGACATGAGTATTGAATTTCGTCGTGAACATAAGCAACTTGTTTAACTTTATTACCAAACTTTTTCTTAAGATTAACATAAGCAATACACATCCACAACTTACTAACAATTGCACCACTACCTTGTAGTAATGTATTAAGTGCTGCGTGTTCTGATCTAACTGGAACAATTCTACCATCTGGTAATTGAACACCTTTGTATTTAGCAACAGCAAATTTAACTTCTTGTTGAACCTTATCTAGTGCTGGAATTTCTTTTTGAAACTTTGCTCTAATCTGAGAACCAGCATTTCTGTTGCCACCAATAATCTTACCAAGTTTTTCATCACCAGCACCATAACAGTAAGCATAGATAAATGTTTTAGCCGCGTCCCTTGTTGGTAGACCAGCTGCCTTTTGGTTGTATGTATGAATATCATCATTTAGGATTTTATCACCATACTTACCATTATCATATTTAGCCATAAAATGACTAAGCATTCTTAATTCAAGACCTTGAAGGTCTGATCCAATCAGAACATGATCGTCTTGTATGGGGACGAATAAAGCCCTAGCACGCTTGTCTTTGCTCACTTGGGCCATGTTGGGTTGACTGTGTGTGCAACGCCCTGTAGCGGCTCCCTGTGCGTTTACAAGCCCGTGGATTCGTCCATCCCTAGAGTGAGTTGACCTAGTATTCCAATCTTCTACCTGACCCATTAACTTAATACAATCAAAGTATTGAACTAGTTTTTTGGCTTCTGGATAATCCAGTTTTGATAGAACTGATTCATCAACCTTTGGATTTCCCTTATCTGTTTTGGGTGCTTCCCAACCATACTTTTCAAATAGTCTACTTGCAATTTGCTGACGAGAACCGGGATTAAAAACTTCAATCTTATCCTTAAGACGCTTACCTGTTTTTTCTGAATAACGCTCAATAATCTTATCTGGAAAGATTGTACGCATCTCGTCTTCAATTTGTGCTCTTTCAATTAGAAGTTGACCAATTAAGTAGTCACCTTTATTAGAATCATAACCAAAACCAGTACTTGTTTGCTCTGCTAGTATTTTAGATACAAGATGCTCAAACTTAACAACCCGTTCAGGTACTTTGCAGTTAGATTGTTGATAGCGAAAGATGTCTGCCGTAAGCATTACATCTTGTACGCAATAGGTAAGCATTTCTTCTGAGAAGAATTCCCAACCACCAGTATAGTCAATCTTTTCGTTTTTAAGAAACTTACCCCAAGCCTGTAAAGAGTTATCTCCTAGTGGATGATCATTAATATCTGGATACATTAGTTTAGATACAATTAATGTATCATAATACTTAGTACACTTAAAATCACCAAGAAGTTTACGGATTGCTACAATATCAAAGAAAATGTTATGGCCGATTATGATTGTTGCTTTATTTAAAAGACTTGGTAGGGCCATAATATTTTCTGGTGTAAACTTATATACAACCTTAGTATCTAGATCATAAGCCACGGCACAATGAACACGGTCTGCTTCTTTTGTAATTTTATTACCATCAATAGAAACCTCATTTAAACCGTTTGCTTCGATATCTAGAACTAGTTGCATATATTACTCCTTATTCAAAGTAATCATTAAGTTGACGATTAACTCTTACAAATGTAGTTCTCTTTGGTAGATCCTTTAGTTTATCTGCTCCAACATAAGTGCAGGCAGATCTAACGCCACCAAGAATAGACTTCATTACATCGGATACTGGACCAACATACGGTACATCTACAGTCTTACCTTCTGAAGCACGATAAGTAGCGACACCACCAGAATACTTTTCCATAGCAGTATCAGATGACATACCGTAAAAACGCTTAAACGAAGGATACATGGAACCTTCTAATTCATGCATCATAGTCTCACCACCAGCCTCATCAGTACCAGCAAACATACCACCAATCATAACAAAGTCTGCACCCGCTCCAAATGCCTTGGCTACATCTCCGGGGCAAGTACAACCGCCATCGGATAATACATAACCATTAAGTCCGTGTGCGGCATCAGCACACTCCATGATGCACGATAATTGCGGATAGCCAACACCAGCAACCTTTCTAGTTGTGCATACAGAACCCGGACCAATACCAATCTTTACAATATTAGCACCAGCCAACAAAAGTGCTTCTGTCATTTCCCTTGATACTACATTACCAGCAACAATAGCTTGATGCGGAAATAAACCACGAATTGTAGAAACATACTTTACAAATTTTTCTGTATATCCATTAGCAACATCAATAACAATAAATCTAATACTTGGATACATGTTGATAATTTGTTGTGCTTTGTCAATTTCAGCAAAGTTATCCTTACCCATACCCATAGTATACATAATATTATTAGAAAGATTACCTGCAAGTACATTTGAAATTTTCCATTCCTCAACCGAGTGATATTTATGAAGTGCAGTTAGTGCATCAAACTTTTGTAATTCACGGGCAATATTCCAATTACCAATTGTATCCATATTGCTTGCTACAACTGGAACTCCAGTCCATTGCATAAGTCCAGACGGAAGGCTGAACTTAAATGTCCTAGACATTGATACTTCACTACGACTATTTAAGGTAGATCGTTTTGGTCTAATTAAAACATCACGGAAGTCTAATTTAACATCTTCTTCAACCTTCATGCCATGCCATCCCTTCTGGAATTGTTTCTGGACTATCAGAAAACCAAACATTATCACCAATCCAAGTGCAGTTATCTAAAGTACCACGAATATAATCTTGCATCTCTTCTAGAGACTTGAACTCAATCAGTTTATTGTTATAGTATAACTTAAAGATACCGCACTTTTCTAATACATCGCCTTTATTAATAACAAGTGTCATCGTTCCGCTAATGTCAATTGCTTTGATTAATTTATCTAAGTTTAGGAAATTGACTTTACGAGCACGACCAGTAGTTGTACCGAACTCATTACCAGTAGCTCCAATCATTCCGCGTTCTGGACAAGTTAAGAATTCTTCTGGGAAAGCTGGATCATTTCCTGATCGTGTGTCATACATTTTAGCAACACCAATTACATCTCCAATTTCTCTAAATGAGAAGCCAAGAGAACAGGCAGAATAAGGAAGTGTTTCTGAACTAGTTGTATATGGTGGATTGCCTTGGTTAATATCTAACCAGATACCTTGAGCACCTTCACATAAAACCTTAGCACTAGAATTCCAATCACAATCCCAAATAAGATCCTGCATCTCTACAGCTTTAAGGAAGTTTTTTGCTAATGCTGATTTTCTTAGTGCCTTGTCTGCATAGCAAGGAGCAATACCACAACCAGTAGTTCCTAGGTCTTTCTGAAGATATATTTCATCATATCTAATATTTTCTGGTGTAATAAAACTTGTGTGTGGGTGAATCTTAAGGCACTTTAGTGGATTAAATCCAGCATTTTCTAGATATCTAATTTCTTTTTGTAATTTAAAAAAATCAACAACACAATTAGGACCAATAATACTAGTAATACCATGAAATACACCACTAGGAATTTGGTGAGTTTTATGCTTTTTACCTTCTACATAAACAGTATGACCAGCATTTGGACCACCATTCCAACGACATACATGTGTGTATTTAGACTTCTTGCATAGTTCAGATACAACTTTACCCTTGCCTTCATCACCCCACGCAAGACCGCATACAATATCTACATAGTTTGGCATGTTAAGTTCCTTCCGCTTGATTTACACCATTAGGGTCAAACACTACCTGACCACCATCATCTATAGCAAACCCAACCTCTTTAAGTCTACCAGTCTTACGATCATAGAACAAAGCACCAGCAATACCAGCTCTACCAGTTAGACGATTCTTGAGTACACGAATTAGAGTTGTATTCGCAATAGTCTCATCTGCATTTTGACGATCACGCTCAAGAGCGATAACAGTATTTGGTACTGATGACAGAGCACCAGATCCACGAAGATCTTGTAGAGTGATTCTATCACCTTCTTCATAAGCCTTATCAGTCTTCTTTAGTTGAGATACAATATCAATATGCACACCAGTACGAACTGCAAGAGATCGTAGTTCCTTCATAAGAGTATCAATAATAATACGCTCTGAGTTACCACCATCTACATCCTTGTCATGCATACCCATAAGTCCAGCTGCGGCTGCGGTAATATGATCAAGAACAATAACATCTACCTTTAAAGAAACCGCCATATACTCCATGCGTGCAAGTAGATTCTGCATTGCATTATTACCAAGATGATCGTAGATAAAGAAGTTAGTACCACTAAGTTTACGCTTGGCGGAAGCATATTCTTCATCAGAAAGATCATCAATATAATCCATATTAATTGGATTTTTGCCTAGCTTAGTACGAAGATCATTCATCATACGGCAAGCACGAATAGCACGAACTGGCTTGTTAAGCATAAGGCTAATCATATCATCCATAGTTTCCTGTGGAGATTCTTCTAACATGATAGCACCAACTGAACGACCCTCATCAAGATGATGCATAATTAGTTCACGAAGAATAGTAGACTTGCCGCTACCAGTACCGCTAGCCCATAATGAAATCTCTCCACTACGCTGACCAATAAGAAACTCGCTAAGAGTATCGAATGGGAACGGATAGACTTTGATATTCTGGATATCTTCACTAGAGTCTACAATAGATGAGACATGAAGAATCTCATCAGGAGAATACTGTTGAGCTTCCCAGATAGCAGAGACTACAGCCTTGCCATTAGCCTTCATTAGACATTCATTAGCATCTTTGTATGGAAGCTTGGCAATCTTGCACTTACCGGGTGGCAGTAACTCTGCAACTTGCTTTGTAGCATCACGACCGGGATCATCATTATCAAAGCAGATAACGATTTCATTATAACTACAAACAAACTCATAGTTATCTTTGATTGCCTTAACAGCAGATTGTGCTCCATTAGGAATAGAAACTACAGGCCAAGTACCACCAAGTAGTTGATTGACAGTCATACAATCAATCTCACCCTCAGTAATAACAAGACGCTTGCCACCATTCTTCCAAAGATGCTGGCCGAACAACTCTACGCTTCGGCTATTACCTTTCCAGAAGAACTGCTTGTTGGGACCACGAAGATGTTGAGCAACAAGTTCACCACCCTTGTAGTAATTTGAGATTTCTACATCTTTGCCATTAACCTTGGCACACTCGTAGCCATAAAGTCTGCAAGTCTTATCATCAATATTACGATGAGCAAGACCAGTTACACTACCCTTAATTGGCTTGAACTCTGAAGTAAATGTTGGTTCTGGTTCCATACGCTTAATAACTCCATCCTTTCCTTCATAATATTGACATGCAAAACAATAGTAATGATCAGTATACTCACATAGATTATTACCCTTGTTATCATTACCAGTAGATGCACATTGAGGACACTTGCTACGCTTACCTGTAAATGTACTATCACTCATTAGAATTCTCCTTGAAGCAGTCCCAACCAAGTCGCTGTGCGATGCCATTTGCACCTCTCGCACCTTTCCATCCAAATGGATGACCTTCAACCTCCAACAGTTCTTCACACAACCTTCGCCTCGCATCGTCGCGTTCTGCGATCAATTCAATAATCTTTTCTGAACGCATATCGCACATAGCAATACGAGTATCCAACTCATTCCGCAGCCGATCAATCTCGTCAGCAGCTTCATGCAATAGTTTGGACTCCCGTTGTAAACCGCCTATATGGGTAATAAATCCTTCTTCTCGTAGTCGAGTAATAATGTCTTGTTTGTCAGTCATTTAACCCCATTTCTTCATCTAATTTAGCAATACGATCTAAAGAATATTCTTCTTTAGCTTGAGTAAGAACTTCTACAGTTAGGAACTCTTCTTGTGAAGATTCAATGATTGTAATTGCTTTAATTATTTCCTTTTCCGTTCCTCCATAGAACGACATTGAATCGCCAGTGCATACAAAAGGGCCACCAGAGTAATCAACATATAAATCTCCATTATTAGTAGTACCTCCTCTATAATAAGACGAAGGACCATCAATAATGTAAGTATTATCGGCAACCTTCGTAACTACTCTAGGCTGTCCATACCTTGACATAATTTTAAATGTATCATTAATATTCATAATTCAACAAGAATCCCTTCTTCATTTGTATAGTAAATCTTATCAAACATATTGACGCACCAAGGCATACAATACTTGCATGGCTTTGACATACCAATACATCCGGTCTTACTAAATCTATAGTTCATAAGAACAAGCTTATCATAACTTGTTTCTAATTTTCTAAAAGCATCTAACTCTGAATGAAGATAAGGTAACATATAACCAAGCTCAACAGTTTTAGGATGAGTTTTCCAGTTATTAGTACCAACAGTAATAAGTTTATTCTTACGAACTATAAGAGAAACATGAACACGATCACGCTGAACAGTCTCAGATATTTTCTTGGCAAGTTCAAGCCACGATTCCATTAGTCATCTCCATATACCATGACGGCGTTTCGGTTCTCTTCCAGTAAGCAATATCTTTCTTTTCATTAACATAATAATTACGATAGGCAACTACAGCATCGTCATGCTTGTATTTGTCTGGCATAGCCTGAGCAAAAGGAGTAAGACCAAGATCAAGAATGGGTGGCTGATTAACCTTACACCACTCAATCACATCACTAGACTTGTGATGCTTTCCAAATCTATTAGTATACTCAATACCAATTTGCTCACCGTGCTCAATGAGCCAGTTGTAATTCGTAAGACTTGATCTAGTCCAAATAGTACAAGGATGATTTTTGTGTGCAACCTTATATGGAGCAATACCATTGTGAACAGTACAAAGCATTTGTGCTGATTCAAGCACCATTTTAACAACATGCTTGTCACAAAGATATTTAGCAGCCTGTCGTGGACAAGTATCAAGAACGAATATGTTCATTCAAAGCCCTCCAACTAATTGGGAAAAGATTAGTACAAACATTTGAAACAGCTTTAGCATATTCTCTTACTTCTGATTGAGCAGTATCATGGGATCGCAGGGAAACCATCCTAGCCCATGCATACAGAGAACCAGTCCAGACCCACTCCGTGTACATAGACTGCGGCAGAACGGCTCTAGCTTGCTCTGGGCAGACACCATTCTCAAGCAGTCTGTCGTACATGATCAAAGCAGCAGAGCACATATTCTTATAGTCTTGTAGTAATTCAGGATCTTTAACAAGTTCATCTGAACTACCCTGCTTCTTATTTTCTGCTCTCATTCTAAAGTTATCTGGAACCCAACATTCTGGAGTAAAGTCAACATAACGACGGCTAACTTCATTCCAAGCAAAACCAACCTGATGTTTTGCTAATTGTCGTGCGATAAAAACAGGAGCCTTGAATTTCATCTTAATAGAAGTATGAGCAAAAGGACTCCAATGATTATGTTTTGCTAGATAATTAATTAGTTTATTATTTTGTTCTATTGTATAATAAGAAGAAACTTTATCAAATGATACTCTTGCTGCATCAACAACAGAGTTATCATTACCCATATGATCCATATATGTAACAATTTTTCCGGTATCGCATTCAACTACTGTTTTCATTTTATATTCTCCTTAAATCGTTGGGGTGGATTTGCACCACCATCTTTATACATGCTTGGGGTTTGTAATGTATAATATTTTCCTATCTTAAACTACCAAAGACACTTACTTGGGTTTATTGACTCCAATAATAAAGTAACCATTAGAGCCTTTTTCTGCCCATTCTTTGGTTACATACATTGAAATAATTTGAGAGTCATCTTCCCATAATTTACCATTCAAAATATCAAAAACAGCTTTAGCGTAATTATCCAAGTCTGCTCTTGGATGACTTCTATCAGTTTTTTTAGGACGCTTTACATATAACTCTAGAGTAACGCATAGTGGTCCACTAAGTAACTTACGATCAGTACCCAATACTTCATAGACTTTTCCAGAAGCTTCTTCTCTAAAGTCTTTGTAAGGACCAGAATAATAAGCTCCCCATTTTCCTACTCTAGGTCTAGATGCCGCAACTGGTGATATATCAAACTTCCATTCCATTAGAACGGAATATCATCGTCACTAACTTCTTCTGTCTGAACTGTGGATGCAGACTTGTTAGTAGTAGCACTAACAAAACCACCTTCTACTGGAGCGAATCCGTTACCAGAACCACCGCCAGTATTATTCTTTTCGATGATTTGAACACCGTTAAGATATAGACTGAGAGAGTTATCACGACTTAGAACCATTGGTTGAAGCTTTAGACGAACCTTATCTCCACCAAAAGCAACAACATCAGTATCCTTTGCAAGGGCATCAACACAAGGAAACTTAACCTTGTCAATATGAGTCTTGCTCTTAAACTTTACATACTTAATGCCTTCCTTTTCAACCATACCATTAATCTTCTTTGCACCACTCTTCTTGAGCAGTTCCGCAAGAGTCTTCTGAAGACCTTTATCAGCAATAACAGTAATATTGTGGTTAGCAGAGTTTTCACCAAAGTTAGTATCTGGCTTAAGTAGATTGCTCCACTTGACTTCTAGAGTCTCAGTTACCAGCGGTGGCAGTTTCGTTGACTTCATTTTGAATCTCCTTATTTAGATTTGTAGTAGCAGCAGACTGAGCTGCAATAATTCTAGTGACCTGTTCATTGATGTTGGTTGTGATACCAGTTAGAACATTACTAATGTTTGAAAGATATTCAACAACGCTTACTCCAGTTACAGTAGTTTCATTATTATTCATGTTTCACCTCCTTTCTGTAGTACCTATCAGTAGCTCCAACTATCAGGGCCAATCGTTATAGAAAACCTTACCATTTCCATCTTTATCAAGAACTTCGACAGCGTTTGCATTATAAGCCGATAATAAACGAAGACCAAGTTCAGACATACCTAAATCCTTCCAATTGGTTTCAAGACATTTTTCAATGTTTGATTTCATCCAACTAGAATCAGCACTATAGTATTCAATGTCTATTGAAGTTGGAGGAAAAAGATCAACTTCGCCAAAAGGTTGTTCTAATGGAAGCCACATTCTAATAGTAAACTTTGGAGTAACAAACTTAAACATTTCTTCAGTAAGTACAGTAAATCTTTTCTGTTCCATATTTACCTCACATATCCATTAGTTCAAGATAAGGATGTCCATCAATAACAACACCACAAGAAATGACTGGCTTCTTAATAAGATTCTTACCATAAGCCATCTCATATCTATTCTTGTCTACGCCACATCCAATATCCATTCCAAAGATTCTACGGTCAGGACCACAAAGCCAATTGATGCCAGCGATAGAATGGTGATGTCCCATGACAATGGGGAATGCTGACATCTTAGCCGTATTAAAAGCTGGATATTGAGAAGAAGAACCAGTACCGTGCTGAAAGCGAGTGCCATCAATAACATGAGCATACATCCACTCCCACTTCTTTGTACTATAAACCTCATTATAAGTTTTTAGATAAAAGTCTGGAATACCAACGCTGGAAGCCAGTCTAAAAACTCGTTCATCGTGATTACCAATACAAACCTTTAACTCAGGGAATTCTTTTTCCCATTGCTTAATACAAGCAATTGCTTTCTTGTATTCAGTAACAGCACCCTCATTTTCAGGATGCTTATTGTGAAAAGAAATACAATGATGATCTACAACATCACCAATATGAACTACTTTATCACACTTATATTTATCACGAATCTTTTTGACAAATCCAAAGTAATTTTTGTGAACCGCTGGAAAATGCGTGTCACCTATAACTAATACCTTAGCCATTTTACTCCTTTTCAATATAGATGTTTATGTTCATATCTGTTTGAATAGGAACATCTTGAAACATCATCTCTGCTTGACAGTTATCTAAAAATATAGCTGATAAACGACCAGTAGGAAACCATAAATTAATTGTCTTTTTTACATCATCAGATAAAGCAAGATCAACTACCTTTTTTACGGCTACTTCCATATCTCCTTCGCTTTCGACCTTTATTATTTTTCGTTTTCTTTTTGCCACTAGCAGCCAACCTTTCTATGGAAGTAATCATTCCCCACGGAATTTTATTGACTACCCCAACACAATCATTAGCCACCGTATCAGCTAATGCAATATATGATTTTGTTTCTTCTACAATAAAACCAATTGAAACAACTGTTGGTAATTCTCCATTAAGAGATTTTTCTAAATGTTTAATAGGCATCCACCCACCATCGCCCAAAGTTTCTGCATCAAGCCATATAACAATAACTGGATCAATGGAAGAAATAATCTGCTTCAAGAACGGATGAAATGTTGAGGCTACCAATTTCAGGCGTTCCCGGCAACTCAACGCAGAGGACTTTTTCAACATCTTCTTTGAATCGTTGAAGCAGTGGTTCTTTGTGCATTTCATAAAATTCCTCTCTAGTGTACTGCCTCATCATAGGAACATATGGTGCAGCACAACCATATGAATCATGTACAAAACTAAAATTAGTAAGACCAGAATTAATCATTCTATTAAGAGTCATCCACATATGGCTAGCATCTAATGAGTGAATATAGTTTGGACTAACAGCAAGATTAACTTGGTCATCATCAATCTTAGATGAATCAGTAGAACCAAAGTTAAGCTCTTTCATGTTAAAAAGCTTGGCAATAGATCGCCGCGTTAAAATCTCATAATATTGATGAACAACTTTGAAACCACATGGAGTATACCATTCAAGGTTTTTACCCATATTACTTGCAATATCAGCAACTTGCTTTAACCAAACTTTTCCTAAATTAGCGTTAGTAAGAGTATTCTTAAGGCACTTATCAATATAAGTGGCCAGTTCCATAACTGCACCAGCAATACGATCTTTACCAACCCAATCCAAATGACCTTCAGACTTGCAATAACGACGAATACCGTAGAAGGTAACTCCATATGGATCTGTCATTACAGCACGCTTACAGACTGATCTAGGAATCTTATGACTCCAATGATCTAAAAATCGAGATGCCCAATTCTTTGTATCTGGATCTGCTGATTCATCCTCAACATCTTTCTTCATAGAAGATGTCATAGAGTCTGCAACAAAGCCATATAAATCTTGTGGATCTTTTGATCCCGTAAGATTAACTTTGTATGCTAAATCAGGATCACGCATAATTGCGGCCCAATGCTGAACACCATTACATGAACCATCCATTTGAATTGGTAGTTGTGTTAATCCATCTTCTCTACAAAATTCAAAGATGGCAGCAAGACGCTGAAAACTAGGATTCTTTTTCTTCTTATCTGAAACCCAAAACCAACGCATATCATATGGATCTTTAGCAGTAGCCTTTATCTTATCAAGATTTTCATCTACCCACTTAATACGATCATTAAAAGGCTCTTTATCTTGATCAAACAAATTAGCTAAGTGAATCTTAAGCCAATATAAACCTTGCTCAGTTTGCTTTACTGGCTTTGCAAACATAATTAAACTACGATCAAAGTCTGAACTTTGTGGTGATAACAAATCACATGCTGTATAAGCACGACCTCTAAAGTCGCAAGTATATACATGATAAAAGAATCCCCACTTCAATAAATCTTTTGCAACTTTAAGTCGAACAAGCATTCTACCGCGAGAACGCTCTTCCTTATACCAATTACTATAAGCTTCTTCTTTACGCTGACACCACTTAGCCTTCTCTTCTTTAGTCCCACTTTCTGGGTACGGTTCACCAAAATCAAAAGCATCAAAGTTATATGCTGGAAGGTTGGCTTGTCTAGTATTGTTATGGAACATATTTTCCATAACTTCATAAACATTTTTATTGATTGTCCATTCAGTATGCATTAAGTTATTAAGACCACGAATAACAATCTCGCTTGGAGTGGAGTTTTTTTGTACAACAGTCTCATCCCAAAAAATGTCTCTAAACTTTTGAACAACTGGCTTACGAATCCAAGGCATCAGATTACCGCCACTAGAGTTGGTAGCGTGTAAAACTGGAGGAACAATCATTGGTCGATACAACAAACTTGCTTTTGATATCAAATCCTTGTGTCGATTGTGAAGTTCCATTAAAATGTCATCACTAAAACTAACAACAACTCGCTCATACCAACGATTACCAATACGCTTTCTGTAATTCTTTACCTGAATGATCTTACTCATCTCAGCAATACGAAGCATATGGTGTCCAAAATCTTCTCTTTGCTTTCTAGTGAACTGCTTCTTATTAATACAGTTCATTTTACCAGCAAAAGCCTTGCATCGCTTAACAGTCCAATTCTTTTGGTAGTGTGACTGCTTTAACCAATCATCTCTAAAATCTTTCTTAGCAGCTTGATAAGCAACAATATCAATCACCATATTAGAGATTTGGTGTGACATATGTTGTGCCGAAGGAAGAGGAACGGTATGAATATCGCCGTCCTTTCCATCCATCTTACGATCCCAAGTAGTTGAGTTGAACCACTCAAGCATAAGACACCTAATTGTAATATCGGCCATCTTACCAGCACCAACCGCAAATAGTGGATAAGCCCACTCTGGAGTCTTTCTATTCTTTGATATAAGATCAATCCATTCTTGATAAAACGGAGTAAGGTGAACAACACAAGAATCAAGTAATCCCTGCTCTGGATACCCTTCATCGGGAGAACGATTATACTCTTCCCAATATCTGTTCTGAGAAAGATTAAGCATCTCTTCTTCAAGAAGAGCTTGATAATTTTTTCTACTTTCCTGAACTTCTGGCTTAAGTAAACTCCATAACTCAGGCATAGAGTCCTCCTATCAAAGAATATCTACATTCTGTTCAATAATCTTAGCAATTTGCTTAAAGTTTTTATACCCAAGATGGGATTCATCATCATTAATAATGGCTAAATCAAGATATGTACTATCGTCGTGACAAAAGGAACCATTATTACTTTTCATACCAGCCCATTTCCTTACTTCACTAGGAAGATAGTCATAAGTATTTCCATACTTGTAACAAACCTTATCCTTATTACCATTATACTTTGGTTTAGAAACCTTAATAGACTTCTTTTTCTTTGCTTTACGATCCTTATCATAAAGATCACAAAGAACACCAAGACAACAAAACTTATCATCATCGGTGCGAAGAGTACCCCTACCCTGCTTATATTTACCAGACTTCAAAGCTTTAATCCAAATATTAGCAATTTCTTTCTTCATGGCATCTCCTTTATAATGCGTTTATGGTATGCGCATCCCACCTCAACTTAATGATTAGACCAAAGTAAGAGCGTGACGGAACACCTTCATGGTATTATCTTGATTAAGACCAGCAAGATTGTCCCATGCACGATTCTCTGCGGTAGCCTTGCGACCACGGGCAGCAACACGGTGCTGGATTCCCTTGGTAACAGCATTAGCAGCCATCCACAGACTAGCCCTACTCTTAGTCTCATCCCTTTCACGGTCAAAGGTTTCGGACCAACTAGCGATAGCCTTGACAGCATTATCGTAGTTATCCTTTTCCGCATCAGTTCGCGGATTAGTAACAATCGGAGACTCAATCATACCCCAAACATCCATCCAGAACTTCTGGATATCTTCCTTCTTAAGATCAACACCAGACATGGTATTGACAGTTTCACGGAAGAAAGAACCACTAGTCTTGAATTGACGAAGAGCATCACGCATAGCATTCTTCTTATCTTCCATAGTATTACCCTTATGGGTAATACGGAACATATTTTTACCCCGTCGAGCCTGAGCAATTGCCATACTAAGTGTATTCTGGCAAACAATACGAACACTAGTTGGAAGAGCGGAGAAAGCAATGCTACCATCATGGCTGTTAATAAGACCCATGTATTCGGTAACAGTATCTCCACTAGATCCATTCACTTCAAAGGTATCACCGCGAAGAAGAAGAACAACCTTACGACCATTCTTCAAACTAAGTGCAGACTCAACCTTAACATCTCCACTAAGTTCATAAGCCATCTCAAAGTGTTCACTATTTTGGATTACCTGATAATCCGAAGACTGAACACTAAG